GCCTTCCGGGTGGTCCACTGGGTGCCCGATGCGGTGCTGAATCGCCCGGTGCAGCCCCACGCGGAAGAGCTAGTTACCTGCGTCCTGCCGTGCGTGCCCCACCGTGCCGAGTCAGTGGTGAAGATGCGGGGCAGTGGGATGATGTTGTATGTCGTGGAGCCCACGGTCCCGGCCACTGGCACGCGCGTTGCCCACGATGACGTGACCGCAATGGTGACGTGTGCTGCGCCCGCAACGTTGTACGCGACTGCCCACACCCTATTTACACGTACCAGCGTATTCCAGGCTGATGAATTGGTAGTGGTCACCAGTGTGCCGAAGGCGACATTCCAGCCCGCGCCCGCCGTAGTTGTTACGCGTGCGAGGTAGTTGTACTGGGTTTGCTGCGCACCGGAATTGGCGCGGCCGATGGTATTCCATCCGCTGGCGGCGTTGATGGCCGTGTTCAGCCGGAAAAGGTTACGGTAGCTGTTGGCGCTGGTCTGGGTGGTGGCGAACAATGTTTCCCAGGTGGAGGGGCGTGCCGAGTTTATACGCCCGATAGTGACCCAGGCAGATAGTTCGGCTGGTGTACTGACGCGGTTGAGTATGTTGTACCGCGCGGCGCTGTTTGTCGTGCTGGTGCGGACCAGTGTGTTCCAACCGGAGGAGACATTGACTACGGCGTGGCCCGCGACGCGCCAGGACGTGGAAGCGGGGCCCGTGGTAAGCGCTGACGCGCTGACGCTGTATGTCGATGCAGCGGGTACAGAAACCTGCGCCAGCGACTGAACGAACGGGTGCACCGGACTGGTCACGAGGCCGGGCCCGTGGCTGGCGGTGCTTACCAGCAATACATTGTCGGTGAACGAGCCCGAGTCGGTGTCGTAAACAGCGGCAGATACTATCTGGCCCTGGTCATTGAAGGTGCCTGTATCGGTGCCAAAATGAGTTGGCCCCGGAGAGACGGGAACACTGTCGGTTCCAGTACCGGAATCTGTGTCGGTGATACGCCCCAGGGTGAGCGGGACGTTATCGGTGCCGGTAAAGCTGTCGCTATCCGTAATGGTGGTGTGCGTCGTTGCGCTGTCGGTGAACGTTCCGGTATCGGTGTCCATGATGGTGGCAGTATGGATGCTCGCCGCATCCGTGAATGTCCCCGCGTCCACATCGTTCTTCTGTAGACCAAGCACGAAGCCAAAATCAGTACCGGTCCCAGTGTCACCGTCATGGATGGTGGTGCTCAGGTTTTCCCACTGGTCGGTGCCAGTGGCGGTGTCGGTATCGGAGATGTGGGCGGTGACCACGCCAGTATCAGTGAACGCACCTGAATCGGTGTCGGAGACATGCGCAGTAACGACGGCGGCATCTGTCCCAGCGCCAGTGTCGGCGGCAAAGACATTGAAGCCTGTTGCCTCGGTCCCGGTCCCGGTGTCTGCGCCAGCGACGTGCGCGGTCAAAGATGTATTGTCGGTGCCGGTGCCCGAATCTGAATCGGTAATATGGGCGGTCGGGTATGCGGTATCGGTGAATGCACCAGAATCTGTGTCGGTAATGACCGGGCGGATGGTAACATTCTCCCCGGCGTCAGTGAACGTGCCGTGTTCGTAAACAGTTAGCTCGGGCGGGGGTACCGTCTGCCCAGCGAGCGCCCCGTCGTACCAAGTGTTCCCTGACCAGACGTTGCTGTTGGCACCCCACGTGGGTACTGGCGCGGTGTTGTACGCGGTGCCGTAGTAACCACTCGTCGTGAAGAACATCGTGCTGAAGACGTTGCCTGTTACCACCTGACCGGTAGAGCTATCGTTCCCGAAGTAGATAGCGAAGTCGCCACCAGCGAGCAGGTTGTTAGAGATGGTGCAGTTAGTGAATGCGTAAATTGGGTAGAAGTAGACGCAAGCGGTCTGGGACAGCGGGTTCTCAATGGTGTTCGCATTAATCGTGATGTTGGAGCAGCCGCCGTTAGCCCCGACGTATATAGGCTCGCTGTGGTCGCTACCGTAGAGAACGATGTCATGGAAGTAGCTATTCTCGATAAGAACGCCAGCCGTCGTGCCGGTGAAGAGCTGAATTGCCTGCCGCATGTAGTAGAAGTTGCAGTAGTTAACGGTGAAGGCGGCGTCCGCACCTTGGTTCAGCAAAAGGTTAACCCGCTGGGATGTGGTTCCGCAGAAGGTGCAGTAGGTGAACGTATAGGGCCCGGCACCAGTACAGGTAATCATGGTCGGGCCGCTAGTGGTTGCCGTTACGGTGGAGTTGAAGGTGCAGCCCTGGAAGATCACCTTAGCTGCGGTGACAGTAAGCTCCGCGCCCATGGTGAAGGTAACGTTGGAAACAACCAGGTAGCCAGTCTGCGCGCCAGTACCGGCGATAGCCCAGGAGTTGGCGGCAGAGAGAGTGGTGGCCGTGCTGATGGTTACGCTGGTCGGGCTCGCGTACCCGCCCGCAGCGGGCCCGGTGGTGGATGCACTCGGGTAGGTGGTCATCTAGCTTCTCCCTTCTTTTACGTCCTCTCGTCAGAAAGGAGAAGGGATCTTAGGCCAGCGTGACGGTAGCGACGAAGACCCACGAGGACCCGGACGCCTTGGTGCCCAGGGACGTGATCTTGTGGTTGATCATCACGGGGGAGGTGCCGGTACCGGCCTTCGTCGTGGACCCAACGAAGGAGGTGGCGTCATACCAGCCCCATTCCTGCCAGGCACCATTACCGTTGGAGCTTCCGAAGGTGGCCTGAATGGTGATGACACCGGCACTGACGGTCGGGAAGCCAGCGTCGGCGGGCTGGTAGTAGATGGGGGTGCCGAGGTCGGTGTCGGTGATGACCGCCGCAGTGGTACTGGAGCCGACACCGAGACCGCACGCGCCATTAGCCGCAGCCTGGCCGCCGCCACCGATAATCAGGGAGGTGATGCGGCCGAGGCCAGCGGTGGTCAGCACGTTGCCCTCGTCGGTGACAATGCCTCCCTCGGGCTCAGCGTGGTGCACCGACAGTTCAACGCCATCGGGCTCGTGACCTAACAGGCCTCGCGACAGCTCAACCTGCGCAGGGCTGTACTTTAGCACCTTAGCGTATGCGTTCCACTTGATCAGGTTTTCGGGAGCCATTCGTAAGTCCTTTACATCAGGAGGTCTATATCGATTGTAACAGGTAATTGGTCAGAGAAGCGCCACTGCTGCTTTAAGCGCCGCCAGTTCGTTCTTCAACGCGGTGATATCGGCATAGACCTGATTGAACCATACATAGCTAGAAGTTCCGCCACTTGTCCACCCGCCTGTTGCGGTGACCGCATTTATGCTGATAGCGTTGGCAGCAGCTTTTGCCGCAGTGAGTGCGCTGTTCGCTGTCGTAATCGCCGTAGCATTAGTAGTCTCAGCACCTTCAGCCCTGGTTACTTCAGCAGCAATGGCTGTGGCATTCGCCGCCTCGGCAGCTTCAGCCCTGGTCACTTCACTGGCGATAGCAGTGGCGTTGGCGCCTTCGGCAGTTTCAGCGCGGGTGGTTTCGTTGTCTACGTACGCTTTGTCGGCTACGCCTGCGGCGACTGTCGGCCAGCCCGTGCAAAGGACACCGTTTAGTGTCTTGTTCGAGAGGGTCTGGGTGTCGGTGTCGCCCACCACGTTGCCGGTTATTCCGTGCACTCCCGCGCTGTTGTCAATATGAGACCGCGCATCGTTCGAGTCCTTGCCACTGGTAGTGTGAACCACCACAGCGTTCGCGCTGTGCGGCTGCACCGTGCTGCCGTCCCAGCCGCGCGTTACCGGCAGAGTCCATGTCCCGTTACCGTTGCTGACGGGAGCCCCGGTAACCAGCATCTCCTCCTGGATTAGAGAGGTACCGGAGTAGACGCCAGGGTCAACGGTGATCTCGAAGGGATAGCTTGCCGGGAGCCCGGTGATAAGCGGCACGATAACAGGGTCGGTTGGATTGACAATCGGCACGGACAGAACCGTGGGGATTGCCGTCCCGCTAAACCATCGTGTCTGTGTCATTACCCAGCCGTGTCGAAGTCAATCTGCCAGCCAAATCCGTCGTTGTTTACTGGCGCGCTGTTGGTGGCGGTCCTCTTCACCCAGAAGGCCCGGCAGGAACCGGCCGGGATAGTCCCGAGCTGAATGCCGCCAGTGTAGGAGGGGCTCGCCGGGTCGGTAGCAACGTTACTGACCCAGGTACTCACCCCAGCGGGGGCATTGGTCGAGGCGGTGATAACCACGGCCTGCGCGGTCGAGGATGTCTTGACGCTGGCCGCAGTCGGGTCGGCGGCAACCTGAACGGTGGTACCGCCCGCAACGTCGGCCGAGGTAGGCAGCCACAATACGGTGTTCAGCATACTGTTGCCGCTGGCCGTGTTGTTCAGGATGAAGACACAGGCGTAGTCAACCTGCTGAGCAGCATTCTGCGCACCCGTGATATCTGTAAAGAGATTGTCCAGGGGGGTGCTGGAGAGCTGGGAGTTGGACATGTACTTGCCCCACGATGAGCCCGGCGTGCCAGCGGTGGCGTATCCAGCCGAAGCGGAAGGGGCAGCTAACAGGAACGCTATGTCTCCTGCCACGATTGCGGTCATGTGAAATCCTTACGCTTGGTCGAGTATAAGCCCGGTGCCGGGGATAAGCCCGCCCGTAGGAATCTGAATTGGCTGGCTGGCGGGAGCCTGCACCGGCTCGGGCAGTGTCCACCAGTAAAGGAATGAGCCGGTTGTCCCGGACGCCGACGATACCAGGGCAACGTAGAGCGCAGGCTGAAGCATGTCTGCGGTGAACGGGCCCCAGGTCACCAGGGCTGAATTAAAGGTGACACTGGGATAGGCCGCAGACGCTGGTGAGAATGTTACCGGTGCCCTGGCATAGCCTGCTGTATTGACTTCATTTCCAACTAGACCGGCGACGGTGGTCACACCGGCCGGGCTGAGCGTTAACAGCGCCAGGTATCGCTGTCCCATGGCCGGGTTCCAGGTAACGCCATCCGATGAGCCATAGATAACGGGCGGGGTGGTGGTTGTGTTCACCCAGTACTGGCCGGGTATCCAGGTAGTGGGCTGGGCAGTACCAATGAAGGGCATCTCCAGGCCGCACAGTTTGTTCAGCGTTATCTGCGCGCCGTACTGCGCAATCTGCCCTGAACCCGCCATTGATTATCTCCCTGGTGTCTATCCCAGTTTACCATTCTTGAGGCCCACGCTTATTCAGCGCGAGCATCTTGTCCCTGTACACATCCTGCCAGCTCAGGTCTATTCTATCGCTAGCCTCTTGCCGTTTGCTAAAGAACTCGATGGCCACCTCTGCGCGCTTGCGCTTCACTATCATGTACGGTAGTAACTGCTCCAGCAGAGTGATTGCTGATTCATTGGCTACGTTCCACTGAAATGATGCGCGATGCTTTTCTGTTTCGGCGTGCTGCTTGTTGACGCTGCCGATTCCAGTCACCTGCTTAATCCATTCCAGAAGCGCGATGTCTGTGTTAGAGACATCCACGTGCACCCGGAGGTTCTGCGTCGCACTGCGCCGGTACAGTCCGATGTGCCCATCGGCGTCTATCATCCCAGCCAGGTACGCTGCCTGGACAACCGCCAAAGCATGACAATGCGTACCTGGTTTGGCAGCGTTCTTTAATTGGCCATTGCACTTCTGGGAGCAGGTCTTGGTGCCGCGCTTCTTATTACCTGTTCCGCCGACTAAGAATGTTTTGCCGCACACAAGGCACCAGCGCATTTCAGGAATGACTTTGGCTACCATAACCACACCTCGCTTAGTATGGTTACATTATATCACTTAATGGAAAATGTAACCGTGCTCGTCCAGGTGGTCGGCCAGCTCGCGGGGGAGGCGGTAACGGCGGCCCTCTTCGAAGTTGAGGAAACGGAGGCCTCCCAACTCTGCGGGGCGTACCATCTCCCAGGTGTCCTCGCCCTTCTCATCCTTCCTGTACTCAGGCTGCCTGATAATCTTACGGCCGAACACCATATTCTCGATGCCGTACTTAATGGTGACCTCACGGTAGGGAAGAGTAGAGGTAACCTCATCCTCCACGACCTCTGCTAATGGCTTGTCCGCGTCGGTGTAGTAGTCGATGACGACTTTCTTCTTCTCGAACGAGGCGACCTCGGCCTCAGCTACTGCCTCAGCCTGAGCCTGCGCGGCGTCCTCTGCCTTCTTGGCTTCGAGGGCCTGGGCCTGGACGGCGGTCTGGTCACCCTTCTGGGGGACGGGCCTGCCGGTGGACCTGTTGGTTGCTGCTGGCATTTGATATCCCTTTTCTATTCTCCGTTGTTGTGCCTCTCTAGATATTCTATCGCAGATTGGAGGACGGGTATGGAGTCGTGGAACCGGCCAAGGCCATTGTTGCAGTTGTGGCAAATAAGGTCGCGCGTGCATTTGCCGCACGTCGGTGTTGTCTCACAGCAGGAATGGTCGTGGTCGATAGCCAGTTCAGCCACTTCATTGCAGATGGCGCAGTGTCCGTCCTGAGCGTCAATCTTTTCCTGAAGCTGCTCAGGAGTGAGTCCATACAGCGCTGCGCGGGTATTGAACCGAACGATGTCCCGGCAGATGATGCAGACCTTATTGCCGTACGTATTGATGTAGGTATTCTCTGGCGTATAGGCGTGACCATTGGCGCACTCTGGCTTGTCCGGGTCACCACGCCAGCGGCCAATGGGGTCGTCCAGGTCCCCTGAGTACCCTTGGTTCTTGCGGCTTGACCTGATGCGGCATTGCTTGCAGACCAGCTTCCCGTTGGGATACCGGTATGTGTTCTCTTCGGTGAGCAGGTGGCCGTGTCCACAACGCCCCCCTATCTCCAGCTTTATCCTAGTCATGGCTGAACCCCTCCGTTAGGTTTATATGAAGCCTATCCTAACGAAGGGGCTCTGTCAAAGACTAACCCTAATTAGTCTCAAGGACCAAAACTGACTGGTCGGTGATTAGGCCGAGGCCCCAAATTGCGTACCACGCCAGGCCATGCTCACGGCCATAGTCCAGGATACCGGAGTCACGCAGTTCGACCGGCAGAGAAATGGCATGTCCGAATGCGTTGTCGCCAATCATAATGGCGTCGTGGAACTGCGCTCCACTGGTACCGGAAACGAACTGCGGATTTACCTGAGTCGTTTCGATGAAAACGGCGTCATTGTAGCGTCCAATTTCGCCAAGCATAAAGCTCCCGGCTTGGGCATATTTGGATATCTCGATAAACTCAGGGTCATCCCTAAGCTGCCTGCTCTGAGCGGGGTGGATAAAGGTAACGAAAGTGTCACCGAGACGAGGCGTGTTCTTGCTGGCGAGGGTAAGCACGGCGTCCTTGATAAGCGCCGTGGTCATCACGAAGTTGCCGGCGGAAAGACCTGCGCGGCTCGTGGCCGGGACACCGTGGTCGTAAGGCGACAGCGGCGTGCGGAGACTAGACGCGAGCGCGGGCTTGTTGTAACCCCACAGAACCGAACTCGCCTGGAGCAGGGTGTCGCGGGCGGACCCATCCAGATACAGCGCCATCGAACGACCGAGCAGCCTTGCAGCGCTGGCCATGACATCATCGAATGATGCGTTCAGCAGGAACTCGGTGGTGGCGACAGCCTGACCATGCTCTGCCACAGTGATACTAAATTGTGAGGCTTGTAGTGGCTGAGTCTCCATGCGGACACCTTCAACGAGCTGCTTGGCAGCAGGAAGGTTATTGTAGCGCATGAAGTTAACCGTGGTTCCGGGTGCCTGATTAAGCTCTGTCTTCTTAATCGCGAACTGCTCGAAGCGCAGGATAGGCATTGCCTGTAAGAGAATTTCTTTCGACCATAAGGTCTGAATTGCGGGGGTCAGTTGAGTGTTCGCTCCGTTGTACGCGGTCGGCGCGGCAGCCATGAATCCACTGCCGGTAATCGAGCTTCCTGCCATTGTCACTCCTTAAAGTTAGCTGTCGGCCGGACGGATTGTGTGCCGACCATTCGTAGGCTTACTTACAGTTTACCGCACTGAATACTTCTCAGTGTTAATCAATCGCAAGAAGTCATCACCGTGCATAGCATTCTTCTGGTGGTTACACCTTGCGCAAGCGCGTACCAAGTTCCACCAATGGTCAGTACCGCCCCTAGCAAGAGCGTGGTAATGGTCATCGTGTTCGCCTGGTGCTCCGCAGTAATAGCAGGGGTCGTTAGCAATAGCCAGTCGATAGGCGACTGATAACTCGCGGTCCTCTGCCGTCATCTTAGCCGTTTCACGAGCCCTACGACGGGCTCCCTTGGCACGGCAAGCTTCGGGGTTCTCTCGCTGCCAGATAGCAGTAGCAGCAATTCTTGCTTCCCTATTCTTCCAGTATGAATCTCGCCGCTCGGCTGCCTTCTCTTCCTTACGGCTTTCCTCGTAGGCGTCTATCTTTTCCTTGTTGTCTTGCCGGTAGCCAACGAAGTAAGTAGCTAGCTGGTCCTTGTGCCTGAGCCTGTACTGCTTACCTTTGCAGGGCTTGCAGCGGGCATTGGGGCGAGAAACCATGACGGTGCAGGACGCTTTGTCGGTGCCAATGCACACGTACTTACGCTCTCGTCGCCATCCAAGGTTACTACCCATCAGCCAAATATGCCTTTACCACTAGACCTAGCCATACCGTATTGGGCGCGTAGTGCCTGATACTCTTTCGAGTTGATAGGCATTGCGGCGATGTCCTCGGCGGAATACTGCCGCTGAGAAGCCTGCTGCTCCGGT